TTAGAGTACTCGATGGTAGATGTTTCATTAGCCGTTCTGAGTTACTCTAAGGGGCGTTGGACTCCAGAAGAAGTTTTAGAATTTGCATTTATGCTAGAGGGCTTCTACGAAGAAGAAACGGGCGAACCAAAGCCCACCCTAGTTGGCATAAAAGGCGGTAAAAACGCGGGCAAAGAACCAACTGAATGAGGTGATATTATGGCTGGATGTAATACTAAGAGGATGAAGGCTGGCGGTCCTACTGGCATGCCCGTTAAGAAGATGATGATGGGCGGCATGACTAAGAACTCGGCCTACAAGAAAGGTGGCTGTGTAGGTGACGGCTGCGCTATCCGAGGCCGCACTAAGGGTCGCATGGTATGATGAAGTGCCGAGGCATGGGCAAAATGAAGCCCGTTACGTTTAAGAAAGGTGGTACGGTCAAAGATGATTGTTACCGCAAGGTGAAGGCATCGTACAAAGTCTTCCCTTCTGCGTACGCCTCGGGCGCTATAGCCAAATGCAGGAAGAAAAAAGCCAGTGGCCGTTCGTAAGACGGAGAAGGGCAAAGCCCTAAAGCGGTGGTTTAAAGAGGACTGGAAAGATGTCCGTACAGGCAAAGCCTGTGGCCGCAAAGAAGGCGAGAAGCGGGGAACCCCGTACTGTAGACCAACCAAACGTGTCTCCAGTAAAACGCCTAAGACCTCTGGTGAAATGACAGCGGCAGAAAAGAAGTCCCGAGTAGCGCAGAAGAAGCGCCTAGGGCAACCGGCAGGAAAACCCAAGCGTGTAGCCCCGCTTAAAAGGAAGAAGAAATAATGGCAACTTCTGGCACTACAGCGTTCAACATGGACTTCACCGAGATTGCGGAAGAAGCGTGGGAACGTGCCGGTAGAGAAATGCGTTCTGGTTATGACCTGCGTACTGCTCGTCGTTCCATGAACCTGCTGACTATCGAGTGGCAGAACCGTGGCATTAACATGTGGACTATTGAAGAGGGGACGTTAAACCTCGCTCAAGGCACAGCCACTTACGACCTTCCGGCAGATACTATAGATTTACTAGAACACGTAGTGCGTACGGGCAATGGCAACATTAGCACCCAGTCTGACCTGAACATCACACGTATCAGCGTCTCTACCTACTCCAGTATTCCTAACAAGCTAAACCAAGGCCGCCCTATTCAGATGTACATAGACCGTGGGCAAGTTAACCCCTCAGTTACTGTGTGGCCTGTGCCAGACCAAGGTACCCTAGCAGAGCCTTACTACGTGCTTAAGTATTGGCGTATGCGTCGTATTGAAGATGCCGGTACAGGGGTAAACACAGCAGACGTTAACTTCCGGTTCTTGCCCTGCCTCGTTGCAGGATTGGCTTATTACATAGCCCAGAAAGACCCAGATTTAATGCCCCGTATTCCTATGCTCCAGACCGAGTACGAGCGCCAGTTTGAGTTAGCTGCGGGTGAAGACCGTGAGAAAGCCACACTTAGCTTGGTGCCGCGTATTTATGGCGTGAGGTAGACATGAGCTACAAGTATGCGTCTGGGCAAAAAGCAATCGCAATATGCGACGTATGTGGCTTTCAATACAAGTTACGAGAGCTTAAAGAGCTGATTGTTAAGGGAAATAAGACTAACATTAAGGCATGCCCTGAGTGTTGGGAACCGGATCAGCCACAGAACAGATTAGGGGAGTTTCCAGTTGAAGACCCCCAAGCACTACGAAACCCACGACCAGACTCTGCGGAGTTGGTAAGCAGCAGGGACATTCAATGGGGATGGGACCCAGTAGGACTAAACGATCCTTTTGGACTTACCCCAGACAATTTGGAAGGAAGAGGCGCCGTAGGGACCGTAACAGTAACTACGAGCTAGGAGATCAAAATGAAAATGAAGTCAAGATCAAACGTGAAGGCCCCGAAGGTAATAGAGTTCCCTAACGAGCCTGTTATGTATAAAGTAGCTGACTGCTGCAACCAACCGCCTAAAGATATGAAGACTAGCGGCGTTAAGGTTCGCGGTGTAGGCGCAGCGACTAAAGGTACTATGGCCCGAGGCCCAATGGGTTAAGGAGTAGCAGGTGAATTACACCGAGCTTAAAACGAACATAGAAGATATATGCGAGCAGTCGTTTACCGATGAGCAGCTTGCTATGTTTACGGATCAGGCTGAGCAGAAGATTTACAACACTGTTCAGATACCGGCTTTGCGTCGTAACCAGACAGGTAACCTGACGGCTAGCAATAAGTACTTGGTGTTCCCGACAGACTTTCTTTACCCTTTTTCTTTAGCGGTTATTGACGGTGATGGCAACTACGAGTACTTGCTGAATAAGGATGTTAACTTCATCCGCGAGGCTTACCCCGGACCTTCAAGTACTGGCACGCCTAGACATTACGGCCTTTTTGACGATACAGCGTTTATCATAGGCCCAACACCAGATGCTTCGTACGAAGTTGAGTTACACTACGGCTATTACCCCGAGTCTATTGTTACTGCGGGTACTACGTGGCTTGGCGAGGAGTTTGATTCTGCGCTGTTAAATGGTGCTTTGGTTGAGGCAATACGCTTTATTAAGGGCGAGCCTGATATGGTTCAGCTCTATCAGAGCATGTACGTAGACGCTATGGCGCTACTCAAAAACTTAGGGGACGGCAAGATGCGGGAAGATATGTACCGCTCTGGTCAACTCCGTATAACCCCGCGTTAATTTAAGAGGAAAGTAAAATGGCTATCACACAAGCTATGGCAACATCATTCAAAGTTGAAATCCTTGGTGGAGACTTTGATTTCAGCAGCGGTACAGCAGATACATTTAAGATCGCTTTGTTCACTTCAGCAGCTACGCTAAGTGCGGCCACTACGGCGTATAGCACAACCAACGAAGTCTCAGGCACTGGCTACACGGCGGGCGGGAATACACTCACTATTTCCCAAGTCGCTACGTCTACAGGCACTACAGCGTTCTTGGACTTTGCGGATACTACGTGGTCTTCAGCGACTATTACTGCTCGCGGCGCTTTGATCTATAAGTCTGGCGGCACTAACCCTGCTGTTGCGGTACTGGATTTTGGCTCTGACAAGACTTCAACTGCGGGTGACTTTACTATTGTGTTCCCTGCTGCTGATGCGAGCAACGCTATTTTAAGAATAGCTTAGTGTATTTAGCTATTTAGCGAATTGCGTTTAAGGGTGATTAGATATATAGTCTTTGTTTTATTGGGAGAAGCCTTGATGAGACACGGACACCGTTACCACCCTTTATACGCAACGTGGTGCAACATGAAAGCGCGCTGCAAGAACGAAAAACATCCGGCATATCATAACTATGGCGGAAGAGGGATAACTTACCACCCAACGTGGAAAGAGTTTCCTAGCTTTTTAAACGACGTTGGGGAAAAACCTTTTGTCGGGGCTACTTTAGACCGCATTGACAATGAAGGCAACTACACCCCGAACAACGTACGATGGGCGGACAGGACTACACAACGTAGAAATAGTCGGCAAATCGTAAAGGTCGAGATAAACGGGGAAACTAAGCTGTTTAGCGAATGGTGTAAGGTATATAGCATAGCAATCGCTTCTGTTCACAGACGCTTACAAAAAGGGGAAAGTTTAGTGTCAGCGTTAACTAGACCCAAGGCCAAAAGGTTTCAATAATGGTGACTTTAGTAAACAGAGCTAAAATGGGCACCGCTACGACGGGGACTGGCACTATAACGCTAGGCTCCGCCGTAACTGGGTTCCAGACTTTTGCAGCCTCGGGTGTATCAAATGCCGATGTCGTTAGGTATACGATAGAGGATGGTGCTGCGTGGGAGATAGGTACAGGCACTTACACGTCGTCTGGGACCACGCTTAGCCGAACGCTTGATGAAAGTAGTACGGGGTCTCTTTTAAATCTTTCCGGCAATGCTGCGGTGTTTGTCACTGCCGCTGCGGAAGACCTTCTTGGGTATATAGCACCAAGTACGTCAGGCAACGTCTTAACCTCTAACGGCACAACATGGGAATCAGCTACTCCCGCTGATACAGACCCGACCCTTGCAACACTCACCAAAACATTTACAGAGGACGAAGAGTACGAAATCACTCTATCTAGTAACGTACTATCTCCTGTGGTCAGTGTTACGAAGGAAGTCCCTCAGACCAACATTACTAATAACCAGTGGGATGTCAGCTCAAGCTCAGAAAACTACACTAGAACTGATAGTGCTTATGCTACTACGTTGGATTTTGTTGCTGACGCTGTTGTTGGTGGTACTTACGATGACGTAAGTTTTAGTGTTTCTAGTCAAGCGACAGTTCCACAGGAGGCTCAATTTAAATCTGACGGCACAAAGATGTATGTTATTGATTCTCAAAATGACTCTATATATCAATACTCTTTGTCTACTGCATGGGATGTGTCAACTTCGTCTTACGATTCAGTAAGTTTTAGTGTGTTTAGTCAAGAAACTATTCCAACAGGATTATTCTTTAAACCCGATGGCACTAAAATGTATATTGTTGGAACAAGCATAGATAAAGTACATCAATACTCATTGTCTACAGCTTGGGACTTATCTACAGCGTCTTACGATTCAGTAAGCACTACTCTTGCGTCTCAGCTAACGCCGTCAGGCTTGGTGTTTAAGCCAGATGGAACAAAGATGTACGTTATAGATGGCTTCCAACGTGATATACGTCAATACTCATTATCAACAGCATGGGATGTATCTACGACATCTTATGATGATGTGCGTCTGTACGTTATAAATCAAGAATCCGATCCTCAAGCGCTTGTCTTTGATTCTACTGGAACAAATATATACATTTGTGGAAACAGCTCTGATACAGTGTTTCAATATCAATTATCTACCGCTTATGATCTTTCAACGGCTTATTACTTGGGCGTAGGTTTTTCTGTACGAAATCAAGATACAAGGCCACAGGGATTAACCTTCAGCGCAGACAACACAAAAATATACATAGTAGGCGATACAACAAACACAATATATCAATATTCTGTAGTAGAAGAAGACATCTTTACTTTAGGCTCTGGCAGTTTTGACACAACAGATATTGGAAAGACAATAGAAGCCAACTCAGGCGTGTTTGTTTTATCTAGCATTGCAGGTCAGTATCAAGAAATCACAGCGCCGTCTTCTACTACACAAGTAGCCTCTGGCAACTGGAATATGTACAGCATCTTGTACAATTCTTCAGACGATGATTTGGAGTTAAGCGGGTATATCACTACTACATATGACATTGCTAATGCTGTTAGTAAAGCGACTAAAATTGTTAATGGTTTTGATTCAGTTCCAGAAGGTTTAGCATTTAATAATGACGGTACTAAGTTATTTATAATTGGACAATTGCAAGACGCTGTTCAAGAATGGGTTCTTCCAACTCCTTACGATATTTCTACAATGTATTTTACAGGCGTGACGTTTAGTGTTGCTTCTCAAGAAGCAATTCCGACAGGAATACAATTTAAAGCTGACGGCACTAAGATGTACATTGTTGGCTCTAGTAGCGATAGCGTACATCAATACTCTTTATCGACAGCTTACGACATTTCAACGGCCTCTTATGACTCTGTAAGTATAAATGTAAACTCGGAAGATGGTATTCCAACAGATTTATTTTTTAAGCCTGACGGCACTAAAATGTATGTTTTAGGCGCGGCTGCTGACGAAGTTAACCAGTATTCATTGTCAACTGCATGGGATTTATCAACGGCTTCTTATGATTCCGTAGTTTTTAGTATTGTTACTCAAGAAAATCAGCCAAACGGACTTACCTTTAAATCTGACGGCACTAAGATGTATGTTGTAGGGTCAACTAACGACACTGTATACCAATACTCCTTATCAACTGCGTGGGATTTATCTACTGCATCTTATGACTCAGTAATTTTATTAACAGGAACAACTAATCCAAGAGGCTTAGTCTTTGATGATATAGGCGCTAACTTGTATGTTCTTGATTTAACGATGATACAATTCACAGCAACCAACTCGCGTTACTCTACAGGCTATCACGCAGCAGTAACAACAACGTCAACCAACACTACTAACTGGACTGACCTGAACTCAATGACAGCAGATCAGGTAGCAGGTACAGGTAATGTTTACTACGCTGTTTCTACAGACGATAGAACTACTTGGACTGTTGTTGATAACACAGACGGCGAGAGAGACATTGTTAGAAACAACGCAGGGACTTGGCAATACAACGCTAACGGAACATACACTTCAGAGTCTTGGATTAACGCAACTACGAATACAGAGTTAGCTGCGATAGAAGAGTCTATGGAAGCTGTAGGTGTTGCTGATGGCGCTACTGGATACAATGTTGCAGGTGGTGTTTTAGCGGGTTCGTTTAGTGTTGCTTCTGAAGATACAAGCCCATCAGCTTTATTCTTTAAGACAGACGGAACTAAAATGTATGTAATAGGTGATGCAGGAAACGATGTAAATCAATACACACTATCTACTGCTTGGGATGTTACGAGTGCTTCATTTGACTCAGTAACTTTTAATGTTGGTTCGCAAGAAACAGACCCGACAGGATTATTCTTTAAACCAGATGGAACAAAAATGTACATTACTGGTTTTAATGGCGATGATGTTAATCAATACTCACTATCTACAGCATGGGATTTATCAACTGCGTCTTTTGATTCGATAACTTTTAGTGTTGCAAGTCAAGAAACCGCCCCTAGAGATTTATTCTTTAAACCTGACGGCACTAAGATGTATGTTGTGGGAATTCAAAACGACACCGTATATCAATATACATTATCAACTGTTTGGGATATTTCTACAGCATCTTATGATTCAGTAAGTTTTAGTGTTGCATCACAAGAAGCAGCTCCGACAGGATTATTCTTTAAACCAGATGGAACTAAGATGTACATTATTGGTTACTCAGGTGATGATGTAAATCAATACTCTCTATCAACTGCTTGGGATGTATCAACAGCTTCCTTTGACAACATAAATTTTAGTGTTCTTTCTGTAGCATCAGGCCCTAGCGGCTTATTTTTTAAACCAGATGGAACTGTAATGTATGTTGTAAGTTATTCTCCTACAGACAACGTGTTCCAATACATCACAGCCTCAGAACTAGCCTATCCAAACCAGATGGACAAGACACAGCTAGAAGCAGTCACAGACCCTAATCACTTTGCTTTAGGCAATGACTTAGACTTGGCTATTGTCTTCAACATGGATTACGGATTAACACTACCGTCCTCTGATGGTGTGTCAATTAACTACGATGGCGCTGTAAAGAACCAAGGCGCTGTCTTAGGTACTGACTATGACTTTGATGCTCCTGCTCAGAACAAGGTGAATATCAAGTCTCTGGCGGCTAATAATCTTAAGGTTAGGGTTGTTTAACACAAGTAGTAAAGGAAGAAATAACTAACTACTAAACCGGAGTAATACAAAATGACTGACGAAGATATGACTGCGGTTAATGCAGCTATTGAGGCAGGTAAAGCCTAGCCAAACCCCAACCCGCTTTTAAGGTGCCCTAATGTTAGGATTTTACCCTTTAGCTTCGGCTCCTATTGCTGACGACGGAAACCTTAACGTCAGCGTAGCCGTGCTTGGAGTACAGGGCACCACGGCTCTTGGTACGGTAGTTGCGCTTACGGGGACTAATGTTCAAGCAACAGGGGTTCAGGCTTCTGGTGCTGTTGGCTCTGTTGAAGTTAATACCGATCAGATACTTTCGGTTACCGGAGTACAAGGCACCACGGCGCTAGGCGCTGTTTCAGTAGAAGCCAACGCTCTTGTAGATGTCACCGGAGTTTCCGCTACAGGTAATCTCGGCGCAGTTGTTGTTGACCTGACTACCCGAGCTGAAGTCACAGGTGTAGAGGGTACTGGAGAGATAGGCACCGCAGGTGTTGTCGCCACTGCAATAGTTAATGTGACAGGCGTTGAAGGCACCACGGTCCTTGGCGAAGAAACCGTCATTGAAGGCACTGGGGTATTAGTAAACGCGGTAGGCGTCGAAGGCACTACAGTCCTTGGTAACGTCGCGGTCGAAGCCGATGGCGCTATTGAAGCTCTGGGTAATGCAGCCACTGGCGAAGTAGGTACCGTGGTAGCCCAAGCTAGCGCGCTTGTTGCCGTTACTGGAGTGGTGGGAACCACGGCCCTTGGTGAAGAGACCGTCATTGGTACAGCCACGGTATACGCCATTGGCGTACAGGGCACTACTGAACTGGGCACAGTAACCACCCAAACAAGCAACACTCTAAACGTCACGGGCCTCCAAGGCACTACAGCACTGGGCACGGTAGTAGCAAAAGCCAATGCGGACGTAACCGTCGCAGGCGTTCAAGGCACCACGGCACTAGGCGAAACAACAGAAACAGGCACGGCTACGGTATACGCCATTGGCGTACAGGCCACGGGTATAGTAGGGAATGTGTTAGTATGGGGAGAAATAGTCCCCGACCAGAATGCCGGATGGGTAGACGTAGACGATAGTCAAACACCAAATTGGACGGAGATAGCAGCGTGAAAACAGTAAACGAAGCGGTAGACTTAGGTGATACAATAGACCCTAAGCATGAAATTGAAGTGTTGTGCGGGAACTGCGGGTATGACGTAAACGAGGCAGAATTAGCTGCGGATACTTGTTCAGACTGCGGCGAAGCACTAAACTTACGTCAGAATACAAAGATTTACGCGACAAGCGTGCCGCCCGCTGGCGGAAGCACATTAGTATAACTGGAGTGCCCCAATGGCTACTTATATAAATAATTTACGGCTAAAAGAAATCACCACGGGTGATGAAGACGGCACTTGGGGCACCAGTACTAATACTAACCTCGAACTAATTACCGACGGTTTTAGCTACGGCACAAAGGAAATGGCGGCTGACGCCAATGAAACCTTTACTATGCCCGACGCCACGGCGGACAGCACCCGCTCGTTCTACCTGAAAATTACCTCTGCTGTCTCCCTGACAACTACTCGTGAGATTACCCTTGGTCCAAACACCGTCTCTAAAGTGTGGATGATCGAGAACGCCACTTCAGGCAGCCAGATTATTACGATAAAGCAGGGTTCTGGCGCTACGGTAAACGTACCCAACGGCTCTAAGGTTATGGTCGTCACTGACGGTGCGGGAGCAGGCGCAGCAGTACTTAATGCTAACCCCACCGAAATTGGCGGTACGGTAACAAGTGTTGGGGGAACCGGTACGGTTCAGGGTCTTACTCTGTCTGGCACTGTGACTACTTCAGGTAATCTAACTCTTGGGGGTTCTTTATCAGACATAGACCTTACGTCTCAGGTTACTGGCAACCTCCCTCTTGCTAACGGCGGTACTGGCGCATCACTTACTGACCCCGATGCAGACCGCATATTCTTTTGGGACGACTCTGCCGGATCAACTTCGTTCCTTACTGTAGGTTCTGGGCTTGAGATTTCAGGCACTACTCTCTCTTCTACAGCCGCAGGTGGTACGGTTACTAGCGTTGATGTCTCGGGCGGGACTACGGGCCTTACTGCGTCAGGCGGTCCTGTCACTACTTCTGGCACAATTACTCTTGCGGGTACTTTGGCTGTCGCTAACGGCGGTACAGGCTTAACGGCTTTGGGTAGTGCAAACCAAGTGCTTGCCGTAAACGGAGCAGGGACAGCCTTAGAGTACACTAGCGGCTCCGCAGGGTCGGTAACCTCAGTTGATGTTTCTGGGGGCACTACAGGTTTGACTACTACCGGCGGTCCGATTACTGATTCGGGAACCATTACCCTAACTGGAACTCTGGCTGTTGCTAACGGCGGCACAGGCGTCACCTCGTCCACCGGAACGGGTTCGGTTGTTTTAAGCACTAGCCCCACGCTAACTACACCTAATCTTGGCACGCCTTCAGCGGCTACCCTGACAAACGCTAGTGGCCTACCCATTATTGCGGGAACTACGGGCACTTTGTCTGTAGCTAGGGGCGGCACAGGTGCTACATCACTTACGTCTAATAACGTCTTGCTAGGCAACGGAACCTCTGCACCACAAACAGTAGCCCCCGGCACCTCGGGTAACGTCCTCACCTCTAACGGCTCAACGTGGCAATCAACCGCACCTTCTGCCGGTGGGGGAACTAGGATATATATAACGTCCGTGACCCTTGGCTCTGCTGCGGCGACAATAACCATAGACAACGCTGCGTTTGGTAGCTCTACATACGACTACCTAATACTTGAGGCGAAAGACCTTAAAAATACGGGCGGTGGGTCAACTCAAATTAAGTTTAACTACCGTAGTGGGGGGTCAAACCAAACAGCAAGCAACTACGATGGGAGTTATTTTTGGGTTGACACTAGCTTAGCCAATAGCATTTACGCCAATCTGGCTTACGGCTTACTCTCCGGTGTTAATTATTTTACAAATTACGAAGCTTACCTCCAGATGGATATATACCACCAATCAACGGGGTTCCCAATGATTAGTAGGGGCGGAAGTTTTACGTCAACGGGCGTTGCGACTCAGCAGTGGTTCCATACCAGTTCGTATGATGCAGGAATTGGGAGTATTGGAGGCATCCAAATTGCGACCACTAACGGATACAACTTTGCCGCAGGCAGTAAACTCACACTTTACGGCGTTAAAAATTCATAGGACTAGACCATGACACGTTATCACGCAACACCAGAAGGCAACGTCCCCTTTAGTCCTGAAGAAGAAGCAGAGTGGGACGCACAGGTAGCCGAATACGAAGCAGGCGCAGACGCCCGCGCAGCGGAAGCAATTAGAACCAAACGCGACAAGCTACTAGCTGAAACTGATTGGGTGACTGTAAAAGCAGTAGATCAGAACGCCCAAGATAGCTTAGGTATTCAAGTACCGCAGGTGTGGTTAGACTACCGCCAAGCGCTTAGGGACATCACCGAGCAGGCAGGGTTTCCAAACGAAGTTACTTGGCCTGTAGCACCGTAATAGTTAAGCGGTAGGAGTACCCATGAGATGACCGAGTTAGAGCTAGAAGCGATGATACAGCGTGCTGCGGAAGCGGGGGCTAAAAAAGCCTTACGTGACGTGGGTTTACAAGACGACGACGCTGTTCATGACATGCGTGAGATACGCGACCTTCTAGACTCTTGGCGCTCGGCCAAACGTACTGCGGGTAGGACATTAGTCCAGACGTTTACTACTTTATTCCTCGGCGCACTTATTGCGGGTTCGTACTTTAAATTTACGGGGAAAAACTAGCTATGCTTAAAAAAGCCAAAGCGGCGTACACCCTACTGCAAAAAGGCAAGGTAGTATCCGACCCCGCTAAGTGGAAAGCAAGGCAGATTACGGCTACTATGCTCACTGGCGCGGTTTGGGCGGCGATACAGGCTGCGGAGGCTTTCGGCTATGCCATCCCCATTGACGAGGCTACTGTGGACTCTGTTGCTATTGGCGTGCTTGCTGCTGTCAACTGGGTGCTCACATTATCAACATCTAAGAAAATCGGGTTGCAGTCTCGGGGTTAAGCCCGTTATGGTCAATCCTCACTGGGTACATACGGTGCCTAACATTTATGGCGTTGAAGCCATCCTGCTAACTATGGAGTGTAAAGTATAATGGGTAAATTAAAGATTGCCTTTGAAATTGCTAGGTTTGTTCTTTTCCTTGTTACGTCGGTAAAAGACTTGGTCCTCCAAGCAGAAGAGCAAATGCCCGAAAGCGGCAGGGGTTCAGAGAAGTTTGCAGCGGTAAAGCAGGCGGTTATTACTGCCGCTAAGTATGCCGATATTGGCGGCGACGCCATCGAGAAGGTAGATAGCTTTATTGACGACAAGATTAACGAGACAGTCAAAGAGACTGTTAACGCCCCTAAATAAGGGATTGCCGTGGGCAAGTTTAAGTACTTCTCGGTTAGTGAGTTTGCTTGTACGCATACAGGTAAGAACTTTATTGAGCAAGACCTTATATTCAAGCTAGACGAGCTGCGTGGTCTTTGTGGGTTTCCGTTTGTTATAACCAGTGGGTACCGAGACCCCAGTCACCCAGAAGAAGCACGTAAAACGAAGCCCGGTGTACACGCCCAAGGCATAGCCGCCGATATAAAGGTAGCTAACGGGGCACAACGCGCATTAGTGGTTAAACATGCGTTAGAATTGGGCTTTAACGGTATTGGAGTGGCTAAGACCTTCGTACACGTTGACACCCGCCCAAGCACCCTTGTTATGTGGACCTACTGATGCCCTTACAGAAACTACAGTTTAAGCCCGGAGTTGACCGCGAGAATACGCGCTACGCAGCCGAAGGCGGTTGGTACGAGACCAACAAAGTGCGGTTCAGACGGGGTATGCCTCAGAAGATCGGTGGGTGGGTGCGCCTATCTAACCAAACTTTTCTTGGCGTATGCCGCTCTATGCTCAACTGGGTTACTCTCCAAGGGCAGAATCTTGTTTCTGTAGGCACTAACCTCAAGTATTACATCGAGCGTGGTGGGGCTTACTTAGACATTACGCCTATTCGTTTAACTACAGCCGCAGGCGATGTTACTTTTACCGCTTCTACGGGCCTTCCTCTTTTACAAGTAACCGACGTAGATCATGGCGCCTTAGTTAATGATTTTGTTACGTTTTCCGGTGCAGTTTCTCTAGGCGGTAACATTACTGCTGACGTGCTTAACCAAGAGTACCAAGTCTTTAGCGTCATAGACGACGACAATTACACTATACTAGCCGCTGTTTCTGCTAACGCATCTGACACAGGTAATGGCGGGGCTAGCACCGTAGGGGCCTATCAAATCCCTGTAGGTAACGAGATTGCTGTCCCTTTTTCTGGTTGGTCTGCTGGTACTTGGGGTGCAGGAACTTGGGGGCTTGGCGATACGACCGTGTCTCCTATTCGTTTGTGGAGTCAGGCTAACTTCGGTGAGGACCTGTTCTTTACTTACCGTGGCGGGGAACTTTTCTACTGGGATGCAAGCAACGGGGTTACTACCCGTGCGGTCTATGTGTCTTCGCTTGGCGGTGCGTCAGACGTTCCTACTATAGTTAACAAGGCATTCGTGTCGGACATCTTCCGGTTTGCGTTTTGCTTTGGTGCGAACGATCTGGGTACTAGCGTGCTTGATCCTATGCTTATCCGTTGGTCTGACCAAGAAGACGTAGCTAACTGGACGCCTGAAGCCACTAACCAAGCAGGTAGCTTGCGCCTCTCCCGAGGCAGTGAAATTATTACCGCTATCCAAGCCCGTCAGGAAGTTCTGGTTTGGACTGATACCGCTGTTTACGGTTTGCAGTACTTAGGTGCTCCAGAGGTTTGGGGTGCGCAGCTACTTGGTGACAACATCACCATAGCAAGTCCTAACGCGGCGGTATATTCCGGCAACATCGCTTACTGGATGGGTACCGATAAGTTTTATCTCTACGACGGTACGGTTAAGACGCTGCCTTGTGCGGTGCGCAGTTATGTGTTTAACGACTTTAACTACTCTCAGTATGACCAAGTAGTTGCAGGTACTAACGAGCGGTTCGACGAGATTTGGTGGTTCTACTGCTCTGAAAACTCTACCCAGAACGACCGCTACGTGGTCTATAACTACCTGCAAGACATTTGGTATTACGGCACTCTATCGCGCAGTGCTTGGATCGACGCTGATCTGAGAGAAAACCCCATGGCGGCTACGTACAGCAACAACTTGGTTACTCACGAAGTGGGCTACGATTGCCAAGAAACTACGACTACATTCCCGATTACAGCTACGCTAGTATCCTCTGAGTTTGACTTGGACGACGGCGATAAGTTTATGTTTGTTAAAAGAATGTTACCTGACGTAACGTTTGACGGGTCTACCGCTGATAATCCTTCGGCTACTATGACTCTATCTCCGTTGGAGAACTCCGGTTCTGGGTACAACAACCCGCTATCGGAAGGGGGTAACAGCAGCGCTACGGTAACTCGCTCGGCTACAGTGCCTATTGAGCAGTTTACAGGGCAGGTCTTTGTGCGAGTACGTGGTAGGCAGATGGCGTTTAAGATTGAGTCTACTGAGTTAGGTG